AAAAAAAAATGAGAATTATTCTAAATCTACGGTCAAATCAAGTTTTAAACGAGCTTGTATCAGCATTATTAGCTGACAGGAAGATTCAAAAACTTGTTGAAGATAAGCAATTGCTTTTAACCGTCGCACCCGACGCTGTAATTGGACAGCCAATCCAAACTGATGAAACCCACGAGTCTCGTAATTTTCGTCAGGATAAAACCGAAAATGATCATCCTTGTAATCAAACTTCCAAATCTGAGCGGTTTTTGAAAGGACCTCTATTGCGTCATGAGACTTTTTGCGAATGTCCCCCTCCGTATCCGAACGATGGGCTTTAATTTCTATTCTGAATTTAAGTAATTTCTTTTCATCCATAACAATAGTTTTTTTGGTTAGTAACGAAGCCCCTAAAGTAGTAAAATATTTTGTAAGCGTACCTTTCGACTTCGCTCAGGGTAAACATCGGAACACGCAGGGGCACTATTTGACAATATTCAATATTCAATTGACAATATTCAATTAAAATGACGGAACATTATAACGACATATTATGTATTGAAGCGGGCTGGATGACAGGGGAAGGTGGTATTTTGGGCTATGACAATCTTCATAAGCTTAAAAAAAGAGGCCATTTAAAGCAATTGCGCAAAGGTGGCAACGGGCGCACCGCATTAATTGAATACGATAGCATACCGGCACGTTTCAAGGCGAAGATAATTGAAAAAATAGGCGACCCAAGGGGTTTTGCAAAGCACCAACAATTTCGCAAGCACCTGGTACCCGACCGCAAAGCAATTGAGTACTTTGGCAACTACAAGCTCAAAAACGGGCAATACCTGCCTACCGAAAAAGCAAAAGAATACCACACCAACGCCATGTTTTTAAATGCGCTTGATATTTTGCCCGAAAAAACACTTGCCTACCGAAAAAACCGTGGCGGCAACCGGGCAGGCATTTGGCAAGCATTAACCGATGTGGTAAACGATTTAAAAAACGAATTTGGGCACAGCTTGCCGGGGAACCAATTAAGGTTGCGTTCAAAATTAAAAACATATAACACTGTCGGCTACCTTGCATTGATACACCGCAACTATGGCAACCAGTACAGCCGCAAGGTTGACGAAATGCTTGAACGCCTGATATTGAGCATATATGTAATGAACAACAAGCCCTATATTAATATGGTGCTTGATATATACTTGGCTTTCCTTGCCGGGAAAAACAATATTGTTGATGTTGAAAGTGGCGAAATATTCCAAAGGGGCGATTTTTGGAACGATAAACGTGGCACTTATATCACCGTAAGCGATGCCACGGTCTGGAATTATATAAACAACCCTAAAAACCGCCCGGTTGTAGACAGTAAACGAAACGATTCGCATTATTTCAATAACTTGCACCGGCCGCACCACCACAGGCGGATACCTGATTTTAGTTTAAGTAAGATTTCTTTTGATGACCGAGACCTTGTACGTAAAATGAAAGATGCAAAAGGCCACACCATGCGTGCCAAAGCTTATTACGTATACGATGTTACCAGTGGGGCTTTAATAGGCTATGCGCACAGCAAAAATAAAGATTCCGACCTGTTTATTAGCTGTTTACGCAACATGTTCACTTTTCTGCATAAAAATAATATAGGCATGCCTATGGAGGCAGAGGTCGAACACCATTTGGTCAACCAATATCAAGACGATATGATGAAAGCAGGGGTTGTTTTCCCTTTTGTTAGGTTTTGTAACCCCGGTAATTCTCAAGAAAAACGTTCAGAGCATTTCATCAAGGCAAAAAAATACGGTTACGAAAAACGGTACCAGACAGGTATTGGCCGCTACACCCTATCGGAAGCAAACCGCCCAAAACAAGATAAAGAGTGGAAAGCTGAGGGTATGTCCGTAAAAGAAAAATATTACACTTACGAGCAGCTTGTTGCCGATGATATTTACACCATAAACAAATACAACGAAGATTTGCACCCCAACCAGAAAAAGCACAAAGGCATGAGCCGCATGGACGTGTTAAAAATGAAGCTGAACGCAAACCTGGTAAGCCTCAAAGAGGAACTTTTGGCAAGATACATTGGCAACAGCACAGAAACATCCGTAAGGAGAAACCAATACGTAAGGGTGCAATATGAAAAATACCAGTTACCAAACTTTGATGTATTGGGCAGGTTAAAGCCAAACAACTATAAGGTTACGGCCTACTATTTACCTGATGGAAGCGGAAACATTGACAATGTGCACTTATACCAGGGCTTGGAGTTTATTGGTACTTGCAATAAAATTACACAATACAACGAGGCCACAGCCGAACAAACAGACGAGGACTTACAGGCTTACCAAGACCAAGCAAAATACGTATCGCAGTTTGATAAAAAAATAAAAGAGGGGCGAAAAAACCTATCAAAACTAAAGATTGTTGAAAATGAAGATTACAAAGAGCCCGAAACAGTAGAAATACACCAAAGCCAACCAATTATTGACGATTGGGGCACCGATTATAGCAATGCTGAATATGAGCGGCAAGATGCGGTCGAAGATTTATAACGAATGACTTAATGACAATTATAAATTAAAACACCAAAATTATGAAAATTACAAACCAACAAAAGAAAATTATTGTTTCCGAACTAAGGAAGCGGCAAAAAAATTACGAAAGCCAAAGCCAAATGGCAAAAGCCTTTGGTGTATCGGCAGCCCAAACCACCCGGATACTAAAAGGTGAGGTAAACAGGGTATTGAGCGACGAAAACTTTTTAAGGCTGGCAACCGAGCTTGGCCTCGATTTACGGGGTTACCAGTGGAAAACTGCAAAAACACCTGTTTTCAATAAGGTTTATACGCAATTGCAAGTGTGCCAAAACGAGGGCATAAGCGCAATGTTGGTTGACAATGCCGGTGTGGGCAAAAGCTACACCGCAAAAGAGTATGTAAAAGAAAATGCCAATGCTGTATACATTGATTGCAGCCAGGTTAAAACAAAATTGATATTCATTAAAGAAATAGCGCGCAAGTTTGGTTTGAACGCAAAGGGGCGGTATGCCGATATATATAAAGATTTGGTGTTTTATCTTAATACATCGGTAGCCCCTTTGATTATACTTGATGAAGCCGGCGACCTTAAACCGGATGCTTTTCTGGAACTTAAAGCACTGTGGAACGCCACAGAGGGGCTTACAGGCTATTACATGATGGGGGCAGATGGTTTGCGTGCGGTTGTGGAGCGCAACATTGAGCTAAGGAAAATAGGTTATACCGAACTGTTTAGGCGGTTTGGTGAGCGTTTCCAGCAAGTAACCCCGGTTGGCAAAGAAGACCTGGACAGCTTTAAGCGCCAACAATTAAGCCTTGTGGCAAAAGCAAACGGCATGACAAACATACAGGAGCTTTATGCCAAAACAGGGGGTAGCCTTACAAGGTTGAATATCGAATTCAAGAAACTTAAAAGAAGGCAAGTTGCATGAACAAAGGATATAGTATGAGCCAATTTTACGACAAAAAAATAAAACCGCTTGGTTTTACAGGCGACTGGTTGCAACTGGTTGGCGACATAGAAAGGTCAGGCGGTTGGTTGGTATGGGGGGCTTCCGGTAACGGAAAAACGGTATTTGCCGCAAAACTGGCAAAGTACCTGTCAGGTTTTGGCAGGGTATTGTACAACTCGCTCGAAGAAGGCTTTTCGCTAAGCCTGCGCAGGGCTTTTAAACTTGCCGGCATTACAGGCAAGGATAAAATAACGTTGCTTGACAAAGAAGATATTGCAGATTTGATTGAACGCCTACGTAGGCCCAAAAGCCCAAATTTTGTAATAATAGACAGTTTGCAATACAGCGGACTTACGGCTATCAGTTATAAAAAGCTTATAGCCGAATTTAGCAACAAGTTGTTTGTTTTTATAAGCCATGCCGATGGTAAACTGCCTGCCGGGCGTACCGCCAAAACAATAAAGTTTGATGCAAACGTAAAAATTTGGGTTGAAGGTTACAGGGCTTTTGCGGTAAGCCGATACGGTGGTGGCGAACCATACAATATTTGGAAACAAGGGGCAGGGGATTTTTGGGTTAAAAAATAAGCACATGAAAACAGGCAGCCAGGTAGCATTAATAGAAGATACCGAAACTTGCAACCACAATTTTGTTGCAGGCGAAATATTTACGGTGGTAGCACCTGTTTGGGCTGATAATTACGGCAAACAATACACCTACATAGAAAACACGCAAGGGCTAAGGATAGTGATAGGCGTGGATAGGGTGGCTTGCTTAAATGATTAATGGATAATCAGCGAAGCGAAATGACCAATGACAGCGAAGCGAAATGACCAATTACTAATTACTAATTACCAATAACATGAAACGTACCATAAAACAAAACAGCAGGTTGTACCAATTATTAACACAGTTGGGCATTAACGATGACAATAAAGAAGACATGGTTTATTCTTTCACCAACGAGCGTACAACAAAAAGCTCTGAAATGACCTACGTGGAGTGCACTTCTATGATAAAAGTATTGGAACGGCAATTAAGCAAACAGCAGAGGCGTGAGGCCGAACTTAGGCAAAAACTTAGGCGCAACGTATTTAAGCTTATGTTTGACATTGGCAAGCTGAATAGCGCAATGGACAACCCCGAAAAAATAAAGGTGATAAACGCCTGGATAGAAAAAATGTTCAAATTCAACAAACATTTCAATTATTTAAGTACCGCAGAACTGGGCAAAGCAATAAAACAGCTTTACACAATACGCAGGAATTATAACGAAAAAGAAGACAAACAGGTTTTATGCAACTAAATAAAAATGATATGGAAATAAGGATAGGCACATTGGCATCGTACGAAAAAGCACAGATGCAACTACTACCAAGCGTATCGCTGGTAATATACAGGCACGGGCATACGCATTACAACATACAGTTTGCCTTTTTGATGTGGGCAATTGATATAGTGATTTTTAGGAAACAACTTAAATTTTAAAAAAATGGCAAGATTAAACAAAAACAACTCAGTACATAAAGAAATTGAAGATGCTTTTAAGCCAAAATTTGTAAGGCGGTTTTACAGCACCTTAGACAATGCCAAAAATGCGGCACACGAGCTTTTTTCAAAGCTTGGCGTTAAACAGGCCGTGTATGTTTTTAAATCGGGTTACGGGCACATGCAGCACCGCTGCGAATATTCGCTAAGGTTGCTTAGCGAAGGTGTTCGGCCAGATTCAATGGCAATTATTTACACAGTAACAAAATAAGCCATGATAGTTATAGCAGTGATATTGATTTTGTGGGCAGTTTACGACTGCATACCCAAAGAAGATAGGACAGACACGAGCGTACGCATGGATTATAAGATAAAAGACAAATAAGCACCCCCTATTAGTACTAACTGTCAAAGCCCCACTAAAAGCGGGGCTTTGACTAAAATTAAATAAAATTATGAGACAAAAAGGTACAACATGGACAGATGCAAACGGTAAGGAGATACCTACCTATGCAATCAACCCTGTTTTAAAAATCGAAGAAAAAAGCGTGCATAAAATAGCACGGATTGCGCTTAGGGCAGAAAAAGCCCTGCAAGACTTAATTGAAGCGGCTACAGAATCGCACGCCCTTGTATTTGACGCAAAAATTAAGGATGCTGACATAAAAGGGCACAAGCACCCATCGGGCGGGTTGACAATAAACAGTTTTGACAACACCATTGAGGTTAAGATAACCAAGCCCGACACTATGTATTTTGACAATACATATACCAAGTTGGTTAAACAAAAGTTTGACGAATATTTTGCAGGCCTTAACGCTGGCAACGAAACAGCCGCATTTTTAAAAGATTTGGTAAACGAAATGATGTTTACCAGTGGCGGCAAGCTTGACAACAGCAAAGTGTTAAAATTACGAAAATACCGCGATCGTATTGCAGGCAGCAAAATGAGGATAAAAGGCAAAGCATTTATTGAAGCCGTGGACTTGTTTGATAAGGCAATAAAAAACAAACCAGGCGGTACAGGTATTTATGTTTCGGTATGCGATAAACCGGGCGATAAAAAAAGGCGTGTGGCACTTAAATATACAGATGTTTGATATGGTACTACTAATAATGTTGGCAATTTTGGCGCTTGTGTTTTTACGCAATGCCTTTAACAGGAAAAACAACGGGCGTGCGGTTTATTTCACTTTGTTTTTGTTTATGTTGTTTGCTATAACCCTTACTTTGTTATGGTAATACAAACACATATCGATGGTAAAATTGATGTTGAGATAGACGCAGACACAATAATAAAAGAGCTTAACGAACTAGATTTGATAAAACGTTGGGCTTATGTTGCAAAAATACTTAACAACATACACCTAAGGGATGCCGAAAGTTTAGCACAGGGGCAAAAAATGGTGCTGCATGATTTTTTGCAAACACATTTAAAACTTTATAAATGAGAAAATACGTACTTACAAGCCCCGATTTTACAGGGGAGTTGATTTTTGGGTATAACACCGAAGGCGTGCTGGTTTTTTTTGAGAATAATGCCGTGCTGCAAAACGCACACTGGCAGTATTTGAGCAAAAACATGCCTTTTGTTGATACGGAACTTAACGGGCTTGTTAAAAAAGGTACGGTAACCGAAATTACCGACCTTACTTTTGCCCGGTTCTGGAAAGAGTTTAACCATAAGGTAGGCAATAAAAAACGCACCGAAAAACTATGGGTTGCTTTACAGGAAAGCGAACGCATAGCAGTTTTTGAACACCTGCCCAAATACAACTATTACCTAAAAACACACCAGGGCCTTATGAAAACATATCCCGAGACCTTTATTTCGCAAAGGCGTTGGGAAAATGAGTATTAAATAAATAATGTAGAAACAATGAAAAAATCAACATTAATAAAAGGCTTTACATACCAGAACATTATCACAAAAGTACGGGTACTTGTTTTGGATGTTAAAAAAAGCGAAAACACAGGCTACGAAACCGTAGATTACGAAAGGCTGCACGATGGCGAAGAATTTACCAAGCCTAGGCATGCATTTGCGAAAATTTATAAACGGGTTAAAACAGAAACAATATGAACAAAATAACAGCAAGCGATTTAGCTTTATTGGGCTTTGAGCCCACTATTGATTACGGGAGCAACTCATTGGATGGCAACAAAGATTTAAAATTTGAATGCTGGAAAAAGAAAAAAGGCCAAATGGAAGTTCGTATGGACATTACCTACAACTTAGACAAAAACGGGGCTTGGAATGGCATAACCAAGGGGGCTGTAGAGTTGTCTATTGATGGCAATTACCTGCCGATTGACCATATAAAAACCCCGGGCATGGTAAGTTTGTTGCTTTTGGCCCTAGGCATGCCATAAAAAAACCCGGTGCCATATTGCAGGCATAAACCGGGTAGTGTTGATGGAACGGCACAAATATAAACAAAAACCTGCAATATGGCATATACCGTTAACAATAAATTACAAACAATTTATATAGTACAGGAGTATTACCTGTTGGCTAAAGAGCGGGGCATAACCACAAAAAGGATATGGCAGGACGTAAATAGCCTTTACCCTATGCATATCTCTACCTTTTATAATTATTTGTCGATAAATGCCAGGGCAAAATTAAAACAGCTTGGCACCGATTTTAACGAACTTGAAAAAAAGAAAAACTATGTTATTGAAACCTTACAGGGCACTAAAAACACAACTGCAAAACATTACAGGGGTGAAACAAATAGAGTATTTTAACGACCAATACAGCGGTGTGTTGCATACCGCCCCGGTATTGTTTATTGAGTTTCCTGATGCGCTGCAATTTGAAACCTTGGACAAAACAACGCAACAAGCCTTGTTTAAGGTGCGCATACATGCCGTAGGCAAGGTTATGCACAAAGCCGACAAAAGCATAAGCGAAAGCAGCCTCGAAACCCACTTTGGTATATGTAACGATATTTGGCTGCGTTTGCAGGGTTTCCGTGCCGAGGACAGCGGCAAGATGACATTTAACAGCCTAGCCCGTACCACCTTTGAGCACCACCAAGAACTAAGCGGCTTTATGGTAACCTACCAAGATTTTGAAGGAGTTGTTTACAGCTATGCACCCGACAAACAAGCAGTAGCCAAACCAAGTGTTGAAATTATTAAAACGTAATTATTATGAAAACCAACATACACGAATTTCAAAACAGTTTAAGGAGGCTCGAAAGTGTGTTTGAGCACATGGTTAGTGATGTAGCCGTTTTGGCAGCCGACCAGTTTGACCAAAATTTTGAACGCCAAAGCTTTTTTGGCCAAAAATGGGAACCAAGCGAGTATGTAAAACGTACCCGTCCCGGTGGCAGCTTGCTGGTTAAATCAGGACATTTGCGCAGGTCTATAAAAAAGCAAATAAGCGGCAGCCGCATAACATTTATAAGCAATGCACCTTATGCCGAAATACATAACCAAGGCGGCACGATAAACCACCCCGGCGGCACGGCTTTTTTTAAAAAGAAAGGCCAAACCATTTGGGTAAGCAACCGCAAAGCCATGGGTAAAAAATACCCACGTACAAAACCGCATAAAATTGAAATGCCGCAACGCCAGTTTATTGGCGACCACCCAAAACTTGAAAAAATGATTGAAAAAGAAATCGAAGATATAATAACTAAAGCTTTTAAATAATGGAAAAAATGGAAGGATTAATTAATGACCTAATAAACAAACTTGATGTTTCATCTGATGCCCTTCTTATAACTTTATTGTATGAACACAATAGAATTTTTAAAGGAAAAAGGCCTTTTGAGCGAAGGCTGCAAAGAACTTGATATAATATCAGGTGGTGAACTATTTGTTTTAAATGACTTGCTTGATGAATACGCTCAGCAGCAAATAAAAGAAACAGAAAACACTTTTAAAACAAAATACGAAAAGTGCATTAATGTAATAAGACGTTTCGATGCTGGAATAATAGGGATGTATAACCTTTAAACAACTTTTTATGGAAAAATTTATTTTACAGCCATGGCATATAGCAGGCTTTGTTATGAGCTTTTTATTAGGTGTAAACCTTACGGCCACATTTTTTAGTGTACTGGTAAAAAGGCTAAAAAAGCAATTAGAAGATGAGCGTAAAAACAAAAAGGCAAATTAATAAGCCCTAGATTTTTTATAATGCCCGGTTCTGGGGGTAGATGATTTGCATGGCTCAAAAAATACTTGGTCGAGCTTGTATAGTTTTTTGTCTTTTATTGATAGGCAGATACAATCTGCGGGACGGAAAAAATCGTATGATTTAATAATGTGTTTATTTCCTGTCCCTTTAATACACACAAGATCGCCCTTGTTAAAAAGTCGTTTGGTTATTGCCCGGTTATGAATAAACTGAGCAATGCCCATAAGTACAAAAGGGGCTATAAGCAGTAATGTTACTTGCCAGCCTTCAAACGTATAAGTTTGGGTAAAAAAACCCGTAAATAAGTTTATCAGGGCAGACATAAGGCCAATGAAAGCACCCGAAACAAGTATGCTTATGTTTTTAATAATATTTACAACTTTATCGGTAATGGTTATCGCTTTTATTTCTGTCATAACATCTTAATTTAAACATCCAAATTTAACAAATTCTTGCATATGAAAAATAATTATCAAACAAGCTCGTCCCAATTTGGTTTGCAGTTATTTTCTTTAAGCCTGCTTATTATCTTTTTGCGTTGCTCTTTTTCGCTACGGTCTAAATTAATAAGGGTTTTTAAAAGTCGGGCACATATTTTTTGTTGGCCCATTTTTTCATTGGTAAGTACCAATTTATAAAAAAAACCAATAGTATAATCATAAATAAACATAACGGTAACAATACTAAAAATAAAAGCTATGAAAACAATAAAAAATTTATTAGGCTCAACAAATGCCACGGTTAAGGCCAAAACAACAAGCATGGCAAAATACCTTGCCAAGCGCAAAATCATGTCCCTTTTTGCGGGTTTTTCGCTGTTGGGGTTTTGTGTTTTTGTGTTTTTGTACCTGTTGTATAAATTAACCAATATTAGCGTAAGTATCGAGGCTATAAGCTCAGAGCTTATATTGCTTAGCATGTTTATAATATTTTCCATAATTGCGGTTGTTATAATGAATGAAACACTGCACGAAATTACAAAAAAATTAAACAACAATTAATTATAAACCCCGTTTCGCACCGTGGAATAGGTAACGTCTATTCAAGCCCTGTATTGGACTTTGACAACGGGTAAAGCGGGCAGCCGTTTTTTTCTGCATGCAAGTCAAAAAACAATACAATATGAACAATTCAAATGAAGCTGGCAACTTACTGCCAATCCAAGACAACAATGGTGAACCAACCATTGAAAGTACCGAAATAGCAAAAGAACTAGGTAATGAGCACAAGCACCTTATGGGATTGCTTAGAACCCATCAAAAAGCTATAGAAAAAGACTTTGGGGTTTTGCTGTTTAAAACGGCGAAATCTGGCAATCAGGGTGGTAGGCCATCCAAAGTAGCAAAATTGAATGAGGGTCATGCTATAGCTTTAGTAACCTTAAGCAGAAATACAGAACGCTCAGTCCCTTTAAAACTAAAAATAGCAAAATCGTTTATGTTTTTCAGGCAAAAGACTTTTCAGTTATCAAAAGCAACATCAAACAACCCTTTTTCTGAATTAGAGCAAATGGATTTTTATGATGAGCCTTGTTATTATTTAAGTGAAGTAAGCAATATTATTGGTGAAGAAATAACAGGGCAGCAAATAGGCGGTTATAAAAGTCATTATGATGATGCTTTTTTTAGAGATATTCATCGTAGGCATGTTGTAACTCATAATTTTGCAGTTTATTTGTTTATAAAAATGCAACACACTTTCAATCGTAAAGTATTGCGTGGCGAAGCTGATGTAAAGCAATTAAGTTTAAACTTTAACACGGAAGGAGGTACATTATGGCAAAAGAGATAGTAACAAACCGCCACGGGCTTGCAATAGAAATAGAAAATTTTTATCACTATGAATCACGCCAATTTCTTATTGATTTGCATAATACGGCAAAAATATTATTGTATAGGAATAAAAAGAAGCTTTTACCCAAAGCTGAGGAAATGCGCCAAATTTTAGCTATTGAAAGTTTAGGTGAAAAAACTATAACTAAAATGTTAAATTCACCAGGGTTTCTAAAAAAGGG